ATTTTTGGTATAACCCAGTAGTACGGGTTGGTGTTGATGTACTACAATTTTGGTGTATGCGTAGCTGCCTTGAACAATTTATAATCACGGTTGTTCATTGGACGTATACATATAGGTTAGATTTAGCCTGCAAATCGTGTGGATTGTGTTGGTCTAATAAACTGGTAGCAATCTTTAAATCATTAAAACATTTTTGAAACTTACAGTTTTCTCGCTAAGCATGGTTCGAGCATGCAGTGTGGTCTGTTTTTTGTGAAAGTTGATGAAGTGGCACGACGGCTATCTGTCGCTTCAAATATACTGGCTTGTATTCGTATGGAAATGGAATTTCCATATGAGTACATCAATTTTTTCACCCCTTGTTTTTTGACGAATAAAGGGATGCACATTTATAATGGGAACATGGGAAATTTATTTTCTCGAAAAAACACTCGTGAGCCTCGTGTTGAAGAGGAGGTTCAATTTTGTTATTTTTGTGATGATTATAATGACACTGAAGAAAATAAACTTATTTGGTTTAACTATTTGAATGATGTTGGACGTGAGTTAAATTACAGATATCCAGTTTGTTTGTGTTGTTTTTTGAGATTTCCGCACTATCGGAGATTTTTCGATTGCGTGGAAATACAAAGTTTTGATGATCATCATTTTTTGAAGGAATTTTGGCGCATGTTGCGCTATACAAGGCAGGTAGATACTCATTTTCTCCTAGAACATTATATTAAAAATAAGTTAGGACATATTTTATTACCCTTGCCTTTCGAACTGACAAATGTTGGAATGCATACTGTCAATGGAAATCTTTATCGTATCATAGGTAATTGGTATGATGTTTATCAATATTGTTGTGTTCCAATTTCGGAGCTTGACGAAGAAATTTTGCACTATTGGATCAATCAACAAAGTGGGATTTATAATTCTATTGTTTTTGTACACGCTGAGAGTGATGATTGTGATGATGACATCTACCGATGTGTGCGTTTACGAGTGATGAGACAGAAGAATTTTTTGGAAACTCTAACATTGCACACTGAGAATTTCTATAGGAAACGATTCAACAAAGATTTGAATAATCTTAAGGTGTTTGAAGGGATTGTTAATCCTGATATTTTTGGTATTATTCGTGATTTTGTTGGAATGGACTTTAATTCTTGGTTATTGTCTAATACTGGCATGCACTCAATGTTTGGTAATATACCAGAAGATATTTGCAGGATTTGTTCTTTTAATTGGGTTCGTCAAAATGAAACTGATGAACTCATATGGCATACTCAGTGTCAGGGTCCTGAATATCATTTATCTCAAGTGCATAAGATTGTATCTATTGTTCGATCATTGCGTTTTAAAAACCATGTTGTTGAATGTGTTGTATGTTTAACTCCTGGTCAATTACTTTGCAATAGATGCTATGTTACAGAACTATCTTTATATGATTCTTTTCGTCTACAGAGTGGAATTATGGAATTGCCATTAGACGATTGGTGTATCAAATTGTGTGAAGATCTTGCTTTATTGCTTATGGATCTCATATCAGCAAAAACTTATGGTCATTATATGAAGGCCATTGTTTATTTTGCTAAACTGCGTACTTCTACTTCTTTGTTGAATAGTGAGTTCGTTAAATTGCTGAAAGACAAATTTGCCTCAATTTTGGGCTTTCAAGAACAATCTTTTTCAGATTATCTTGATAGTGGAAGTGATTTGCTGAAACGTTTTGATGAGATTAAAAATGCACCCATCTTTCAGAAACTTTATCGTTTTGCTATGTTTGCTATGAGTGTTTCTCTTTTTGACAGGATTGGATTATCATTTGATTCTTTGGGTTACACTTTTGTTGAAAAAGCAGCATTAAAGAAAAAGTTTCATTGTGGAGTTGATTTATTTCAGTGTTTTGCAGATACTCTTTTGTTTTTGTGTCGTAAAGGTTACCAAATTTATGTTTCTAAATCTCTTGATCCACTTTTTCATAGTGGGACAGAGTATGAGAAATTTTATAATGATACGATACTTCTTAAACAACAATCTGCGTTGATGGATAATCCAGAGTTACATGGAATTAAAGAGTCCAATTTTTTAGGACTTTTGGATGAAACCATTGAAAAAGGAGAGAGTATCCATAAACATGCCATTCGTATGAACGCTTATGAGAAGAGAAAGGTTGCAGAAGCTGTTAGTTCTTTGAAGATGATCAAATCAGATATTGTAAGTAAGAAATATGCAGCTTCAGATCGAGAAACACCCTTTTCAATTTTGGTATGTGGTGAGTCTGGCATTGGAAAATCTACTTTGACCAATTTGCTTTTCCAACATTATGGTAAAAAATGTGGATTGAATACTGATTCATCATCAAAATATGTGAGAAATGCTGGAGCAAAATTTTGGGATATGTTCCGAACATCATGTTGGTGTTTGGTTATGGACGATATTGCAAGTATACATCCCAATAAAACTCCCAATGGTGATCCTACCCTCCTCGAACTTATTCAAATTGTTAATTCAGTTGCATTTATGCCTGATAGGGCATCCTTGGAGGACAAGGGTAAAACACCATTTCGTGGTAAACTTGTTATTGGTACGACTAATACAGAAAATTTGAATACATACTTTAATTTTAGTTGTCCCTCTGCAGCCCAAAGACGTTTCCCTTATATTGTAATTCCAGTTCCGCGAGAGGAATATCAGGGGTATGATGGTAGATTAGATTCCCATCTTGTCCCAAGAGATCGAACTTCTTATCCTGATTTGTGGACATTTACAGTGAAGAAAATTCAAACTACGAAAGGACATTCAATGGCAAAATCTGAGGTTATTCTTGAAAAGGGTAATCTCAAAGATTTTCTTATTTGGTATAATAAGGCAATTGAAGATCATGAAGAGAATCAACGTAAGATGAAAGAATCGTTGAATGATATGAAGGAAATTGTTTTGTGTGATCTTTGTGCTTTACCAAGTGAGATGTGTGAATGTACCCAATCTGGTGGATTTTTGGATGCGTCATTTTTCAATTTGTTGTATCTGATGATTTTTGGTATTGTAAGTTATGAATTTTTTATACGAGCTTGTAAAGTTTACAGCTTGTACAGAGCCAAAGTTATTTGCAATACTATTCGCAGTAAGTTTAGGAAACTTTGTGGGTATTTTTATCAACCTTCGTTACCTGATAGAGAATTTTGGTATAATTTAGGGGAAAAAGTTCAAACATCCTATAATTGTCCCAATTTTCTAATTAAACTTGCTTCTTTTTTGACAACAGGCTGTGTTATATACAAAATGTTTTCATCTTTCAAAACCATTCAAGGTGCTAAAATGCCAGAACCACGGAAAGAGAGAGAAAATCCTTGGTACAACAAAGAAATTAACACAGTGAAATTTGATGTTACAGCCAAAGTTGCGTGCCTTAGAGGTCAATTGAATACTTTGGTTTCTATAATTTCGAATAATGTCATGTATATTGAGTACGTGAGTGGACGACACATTGAATATTCACGTATTTTGTGTTTGGGCAAACAGTTGTATGTGACTAATAATCACAATGTTCCAAAAGATTTCGAGTTTGTCCGAATTACATGTCAACCAAATAGTACTGGTGTGAATGGAAATAGTAAATTTACTATTTCACAAGATCAAATTTGGCGTGATGATTCACGGGATTTGTGTTTGTTGCACTTACCCTTTTTACCACCACGTAAAGATATTACTCAGTACTTCGCATCGAAAGATTTTGATGTTAGGGCCAATGGCATTTATTTGAAGCGCATGAGAGATGGTTCTTTGGAGACTCTTCCTTTTAAGAGTGCTACTCGTGTTACACGCATGTTGAGTGTTTTTAACATTTTTAACAGTGTGAATTCATGGGATGCTTCACCAAATGAACCAACAGTTGTTGGAGATTGTGGGATGCCCATGATTTTAGACTCACAACTTGGTCCTATTATTGTGGGTTTGCATGTTGCAGGGAATGAAACGACGTGTAGAGCAACAGGTGTGACTAGAGAGTGGATATCTGAGAATGCTGACAGATTTAAAAGTCTTACTCTCCAAACATCCACACCTTCACTATCTACGCCAACAGTCACAAAGGATTTGACAACCCTGCATCATAAATCTGTTTTTAGGTATATGGAAACAGGCACAGCAAATGTTTATGGGTCCTTCTTAGGATTCCGTCGCCAACCTAAAACAATGGTTGAAGATACAATTTTCAAAGATTACTTGTTGAATCATGGTTACACAACCAAATACACCGCACCCATGATGGGTGGGTATATACCTAAAAGAATTGCTGCTTTGGATTTGTGTAGACCTGTTCAAAAGATGGATCAAAGTATATTACAAAAGTGTGCTGATGCATACTTTAACGATATCGTGAATAATTTGCCACGAGAGGAATGGGAATTGATCCATCCTTATGACAATTTCACCACTGTCAATGGTGCAGCAGGTATTTCATATGTTGACGCAATCAATAGAGGAACAAGTGCTGGGTTTCCTTGGAGTAAAAAGAAACATTTTCTTAATGAGAGTGTACCTCCTAGAGGTGAAATATTAGATCCAGTTATGCCTGTTGATGAAGTTATGACTCGTGTTTATGATATTGAAAATAGTTACAGAACAGATAAGCGTGCTTATCCTGTTTTTACTGCTCATTTGAAAGATGAACCCGTTACTTTTAAAAAGAGAGAAATGGGTAAAACACGAGTATTTTGTGGTGCTCCATATGATTATGTTGTTGTTGTCAGGAAGTATTTACTTTCTGTTGTGCGTGTTATACAAAGAAATAGATTCGTTTTTGAATCTGCACCTGGAACAATCGCACAATCAAAAGAATGGCATAATATATATGAGTATCTTGTTGAACATGGTCAGGACCGTATAGTTGCTGGAGATTATAAAGCTTTTGATAAGCGAATGCCGGCCCAGCTTATGTTGATGGCATATGATGTTGTTTATCGTATGTGTGAGAAAGCTGGATATAGTCCTGAAGAGTTGAAAATGGTAAGAGGTATTGCTACTGACACATCTTTTCCACTTGTAGATTATTTTGGTGATCTCGTGGAATTTGTTGGAAGTAACCCTTCTGGGCATCCTCTGACCGTCATTATTAATGGTATCGCAAATTCATTGTATATGCGGTACTGTTATTATGTCCTAAACCCAAGTGAAGAGTGTACAACATTCAAAGAAAATGTTAATCTTATGACTTATGGTGATGACAATATCATGGGTGTTAGTAAGTGCATAAACTGGTTTCACCATACCAGTATAGCACATGCACTTGCAAAGATTGATGTTACATATACTATGGCTGATAAAGAGGCCGAGAGTGTACCCTTCATAAATATATCGAATGCTTCTTTTTTGAAAAGGTATTGGAGATTTGATAAGGATTTAGGATATTTTGTATGTCCACTTGAACATGATTCCATAGAGAAGTCTCTGATGACGTGGGTTCGTTCGAAAACTATAGTCTCAGAGGAGCAAGGAGTGGCTGTGTTGTCATCCGTTGTTAGAGAGTACTTCTTTTATGGAAAAAGGATTTTCAACCAAAGACGAAATTTGTTCATGAGAATGGTTGAGGATCTAGATTTGAGTAGGTGGGTGTTACCAAGTACTTTTCCCACATGGGATTCTTTAGCTGAACAATGGTTGGAGGTGTCCCGAGGCTTGTGAGTTAAAGTCTTACTGATCCAAAATAACTCCTTTCAGTATAGTTACTGCTTTTTGTCCAATGATCTATTTACACTATAGACGAAAAGAGCGTGGATGCTGAATGATGTCCGCCCGGGTTGATCCCCAGAGTCCCTATTTAGGGAAGGTTTGGCTGACACCACAGTGTGTGAATAGCGTTCATTGAGATTGAGCCATCTCTTTGATTGTATTATTGGCTTGCTACGAATAATGACAAATTGAATACGAATATGGGAAATTACCCATCTGTTGAGGAAAAGATATCCTCACAAGAACATAATACTGTAAACCCTAATTTGCCCCAGAAACATTCTGAATCAACAGATTTTGTGGTTGAAACTCAAAATATCACTTTTGTGGATGGAACTCCCGGTGTTACCCTGGAGTATCCAACTGAAGCAGACGCAACCTTTGATGATGGTGTGGTAGAAGATGTGGCTTTGGGCTCTTTTTTATCTAGACCTGTCATAGTACATCAAGGAGTGTGGCCTGTGGGATCTACAGTTGATATTACTGAAAATGTTTGGGATAACTTCTTCAATGAAGTTACAATTAGGGAAAAGATACAGTATTATGGTTTGTTACAATGTAGGTTGAAGATTAAAATTATGTCTAATGGTAGCCCATTTAATTATGGTATGCTGAGAGCTAATTATGAACCTTTGCCTAATATGCGACCTTCTGGTGGTCTTTTGACCTATGCACCATTACCACCTGATCCATTTGTTGCTCTGTCTCAGAGACCTGGAGTGTGGATCGATGCTTCTTTGAATGAAGGCGCAGAAATGACTTTGCCTTACATAAATTACAAAAATTGGATAAATGTGAATTCGAGACAAGATTTTATTGATATGGGACGAATTCGCTTTTTTGCTCCTATTCCCCTTCTCAATTGTAATAATTCAACTGAAGGGACATCTTTTGTGATTTATGCGTGGGCTGAAGATGTTAAATTATCAGCTCCTACAACTGGACTAGCTTTACAATCTGGCAAAAAGAAGAAAATGATTTCACGTTCAACGGGACGTGTGACATCTACATCTGCCAACAAATCCAAAGTGAAGTCTATTGCTGAAGAATCCCAAACAGAATATTCTTTAGGTCCAGTTTCGCGTGTGGCTTCTGCTGTTGCTTCTGCTTCAGATGCAGCCCAAGCCATACCGGTGCTTCAACCGTTTGCTTTAGCAACTTCTATTGGGGCACGAGCTGTTAAATCTATAGCATCTATCTTCGGGTGGACAAATCCGCCTGTAATTGATAATGTTTTGGGTCGGAAGGACGTACCATTTCATGCTATAGCTTCTCCGAACATTTCTACTCCCATCGAGAAGCTAACATTAGACCCAAAAAATGAGCTTACTGTTGATTCAAGGACTGTAGGTTTGGACGGTACTGATGAGATGACTTTTTCGTCTATTTGTACTCGCTCTGCCTATATGTTCAACTGTCCTTGGTTTGCAGCTGATCCTGTGGAACATGTGTTATGTACGATTAATGTTGGTCCACAAACATATGTTGCCACAAATCCATCAACTATTGTTGCATTTTCTCCTATGTCTCATTTGTCTCAAGCGTTTACGTATTGGCGTGGAGATATTATTTATGAGATAAGGATTGCTTGCTCCAAATTTCATAGAGGCAGATTACATGTATTTTGGGATCCAAAAAATCTTGCCTCCTCATCCAATGATGTAACACGAATATACAACAGATTGTTTGATATAGAACACGACAAAGTTATAGAAATTAGGGTACCATATATTCAAGATCGACCATGGAAGAAAATTAAAAATGGTGGCCCTTCTACACCTGTTTTTGATAACAATTTTGTTGCTGGCTCTGGAGCTTTGGCATATAATGCAGCGAATTTTAATGGACAGTTACAACTTAGAGTAGCAAATTTATTACGCTCACCTGTTGATACAACAGAGGTTAGAATCATTGTCTCTGCGCGAGGGGCAGAGAATTTATCATTTGCAGATCCATCGCATCCTTCTTACAATTTGGCCAATTTTGTGGTTCAATCTGGTGAGAGGATTGAGGGTAATAATGATGATGATATTCAACCTATTACGAATTGTCACGACCCAGTTGATCTGAACTATTTAGTGACTATGGGTGAGAATGTGCGGTCAATTAGAACACTGATCCGAAGATGTGCTTTTCATAGACGTGTATCGCTACAAGCAGATACTACTGCGCGATCAGTGATTTTTGATCATAGATTTGGTCATTTTCCTTTTTATTTTGGTCATGATCCAAATGGTGTTCATTTGAATTCTTTATCAGAACCTTTGAATTATTGTGCGCAGACACCTTTGAATTGGTTTGCGCCTTGTTACTTGGGTTATCGTGGTTCTGTTAATTATCATTTTAATGTTAATTCACCTGAATTTGTTGACTCTATGACTGTTATCCGAGCACCTATGGAGGTTCGAAACTCTTCGACATATAGGGGTTCTGTCATTGAGCCTGTCGGAGCGAATGATAGTACATTAGCTTATAATCCTATCAATTTTAAGATGCTAGGTGATACTGGAGGTTATGCGCTTACTAATCAGAAAACTCAAACTGGTCTTTCAGTTCAATTACCTTTGTACTCTCCTTATAGGTTTCGAAGTGCGGATCCAACACTTGTTATGTTGGGTTCAACGATCGATGAATCTAATATAGATTCTTATGATTTGTTGTTGCAAATGAAACCAGCTCCATCTGGACATGATTCAGCATCTTCTGATGTTCATGTCTTTGTAGGTGCCGGAACAGATTTTTCGTTCTTTTACTACCTCAATGCCCCAATGATGTGGAACGGTGTTATTGAAACACCATTGGGGGCGTAGAATACCCACATAAACAAAATGAGGGTCGCAGATTACCAAGTTTATCTGGAATCTGTCCTTACTAGTAAGTGTGGTTGTTCGTTTTTACTAAGCAGAATTTTATTTTGCTTATCTTAAATCAACGTGCACGGTGCGTTGAGCCCTTAATTGGGTGTAATCCGCGTGATGAAATAAATAATAGACGGTGTTTAAAACCGCTTTGATTTATGGAGTCATTGCGGTTTTTCTCAAGAGAGCCG